TACCCATTATGAACCGCTATAATCTTACCGTCCTTATATCCAAGACCATTTACGTGATTTTTTAATATTGATATTTTAGTTCTAATTGCGAATGATACTTTTCTACCGTTCTTAGTTGCGTCAATATGATTAATTCCCGCCTTTTTTTGATTCCCAAATAAGAAAACCAATGCCGATGCTAACCATATTGCCTCACCCCCCTTACTCTTAATCTCAGGTTGCCCAAATGGATTATCTGGTAACTCCACCCACGGTTGGTTGACCACCACCATAGTTGCGTAAAATGGAAAATCCTCTTTTTTAGTCTTAGATATTCTTGCCGAAATACCCATACCAATTTTATCAGCTAATGTCGCGGCATTATGTTGTTTACCTCCTTTACCATCGTATGTCATCTTACAAGGAATACTACCTATACTATCCCATAAAAATAAAATATCATATGGTATATCCCCTTTCTCTTGAGCATCTAAGACTTCGTTTATAAAATCTGTTGCTTGTTCAATATAGTCGAACGAATCATTAAAGATGAATTGACCCTCCCATTCACCATTCTCGTTTTTTGACGCGTCTAACCCTAATTCAACCGCGTGTTCCCACGACCATTTACGTTCGGTTATAATGAATACAGGTAAATGACCTTTTTTCTGAGCATCAACCGCCGCCAAAATCATTGCGGTTGTTTTAGAGGAATTTGAGTGTCCTAAATTCATATTGATTGCTCCCATAACAGGTCCCGGTAATCCGCAAGCCTCCATAAAAGCTTCACCACAATTATAAAATTGTTCAGGTTTGTATTTTGTTTTTGTGGAGAATTTCTCCTTAATTGATTTAAAATCTGTTTTTTTTATTGCCATATCATTTTAATTGATTATAATAATTATCGGTAAATTTTGGTTCTAAATCAATATTTCCTTCTATTTTATCACATAATCTTCCAACCCACTCATTAACTCTTTCTTGCGAAATGTCTCCCATACCTGAAACGTGATATGTATTCATTCCCCACCTATAAATCATTGTTGGGTTTTCAACCGATTCGTGTATTTTACCATTATTTTTAAAAGTAATATCAAAATCTTCTCCAAAACTTTTATTAGTGAATTTAACTTTATTTAAGTATTTTTTAGTATAAACGTTCCCATTATTAACATTACCTCCAACGTTTACAAATTTGTTATTAACAAAATAATAATGTTTATCTCTACGATAAATCTCATACCCGGGGTTTTCCTTAATCTGACTTTCAACTAAACTTAGGGCATTTGGACATAATAAATCATCATCATCTAATCTATAGATATATTCATATTTACATTGGTCAAATCCCCATTTTAATTTTTGAGATATATTATCGAACCTATTTTTTAAATTAAAGATTTTAACATTTTCACAATCTATGTTGTAAGTCGTATTTGGGTCATCATTAATAATGACCATTTCAGAATTTTCATAGTCTTGTTTTAAATAAGAACATATCGCTTCTTCTAATAAATTTTTTCTACGATAAGTTAATGTTAATACGGATATCATATACTTTCGTATTTAATAAACTTTTCCAAAGTTTGTAGTTTGTCGTTGGAATTCGCGATTTTTTCAATTAATTTATCCATCTCTTCAATATGTTGTGGATGCTCTCCAATACCAACCGAATTATTAAAATAAACTAATAACGAAGCTTCCGCTGAAGCAACCTCAGACATATATTTTAAACGCAATGCGTCGTACATTCTCAATCCAATAAGATTTAATTTTTTTTCCATTTTTATAAATTTTGTAAATTTTTTTAAAAAAAATGGACAGATTAAAAATATCTGTCCAAATTTAACCATTTTAGAAAGGCATATCTTCGTCAGGTTCTTGATTTTCTTGTGGGTCAGAATATTTGTTAGATTTCTTACCTCCCATATCAATAGTTTCTGATGATGAAGATCCATATACGTATTTTCCTGAGTCTGAATCCCAACGTGGAGTTTCTCCTCTTGCGATAGCCTCAAGATATTCTTCAGGTTTTTTAGAATAAACATCTTCCCAAGTTAATTCATCATTAATCCAAGAATTTGAAGTTTCGATATCTGTGTGTACAGGTGCCGAATCATCATACATAATTGTTTGAATTACGGTGTATGTCGCTCCTTTTGGAGTTTTAGCCTTTGTAAGCTCAAGGATTAAGTCTCTTCCTTTTTCAGGGTCGGTAATATCTCCTTTGTTTCTCCAAATCGGAATAATCTTATCTAAGATTCCTTCATTTTTGTAGTTGTGTTTGAATCTCCAAAACTTAACACCATCCGATTCGTTATCTCTATCAACAACTTTTACAATATAAAACTTACGAGGTTTATACGTTGATGCCAATTTTTTATCATTCTCCTTACCTGTCGCCATTAGTTCTTCGTAAACTTCAGTTAAAGGTGAACGCTCGTTATCGTTTTTACCTGGGTCATATAATTTAACCCATTTTCCGTCTACTTGAACTTCGTGAAACCACACTTCTTTAAAAGGTGATGATCCGTCTTTTGTTGGTAAAATTCTTAATCTTTTTTGTCCTTGTTTTTCGTTGTCTTTAAGGATTGCTGCGAAGTATTTTTTCATCCTTTCGTCTTGTGACATTTTTGAGGTGGATGATGAACCTTGTTTTGATTGTTCGTACTGAGCCAGTACCGCGTCTAATGAATTGTTTGTCGCCATTTGTTATATAATTTAATTGTTTATACGAAAATATAAGTGTCAGCCTTTAAAAAGTCAAATTTGAGGTCACATTACGTGACCCCTTAATTATCTAATTTTTTGGAAATTATCTTCAATGTCATCTTTTCCTTGTTCAAAATCTCTAAAACTTTTTTTAATTTCAGATGGTGAATAATCCTCAACCTCATCTTTAGTTAAGATATACTCTTCTTTTCCAGTTTTTTCAAAATCTTCTCTTTTATCTTCAAAAAAATCTGAAAGTTTTTGATTAAAAGGTCCTGAATCTAAAGATCGTAATTCCAATTTTTCTTGCGATGATTTAGGTCTATACTTTTCAACCTTAGCTTCAAGATCGTTTAATTTATTAACTATAGTGTCCATATCTGATAATTTATTTTCTAAATCATTTAAATGTTTAAATAAAGTATCAAAATATTCTTCTTGTTTTTTCTCAACCGTTTTTTGAGATTTAACTAAATCAGTAATTTCTAATTCTTCTTTACCTTCTTTTTCATCACCAATTTTTTCAACATCAGGGTCAGTTGCGGTATCAACAGGTTGTGGGGTTGTATCAACTGGTGCGGGTGGAGGTGTTGCGGTTGCCGGATCAGCGGGCAATGCCGCGTCGTCAACAGGTGGTATTCCTGCGTCAGGTGGTGGGGGTAATGCAGGGTCTTCTGCGGGTGGAATCTCTTGTTCCGTTAAGTAGTTATTAATTTGCTTATATCTACCTATCTCTTTTAATATTTTATCATCAATTCCCATATTTTTAACCATTTAATAATTGTTTAATACCTGTTTTTGTTTCAACTTGTATTTTTTTATTTGTATTTAATGTATTATCTACTCTCTCAATAAGACCATCTTTCATTCTTAAAGTATAACATTCTCCAGTATCTAAATCACAAACTTGTTTAGACCCATCACCTAAATCTTTTTCTGACATTCTTGTGTTTTTACCCAAGTAATTGTCTAATATTAATTTTGTATTCATAATTGTTTTTATATATAAATATCTTATTTATGGAGAAATTCCTTGTGACGCGGCATTAAATAAATCTATCGCTTTTTGTGTTAAATTATCCTCAATAACTGATAATTCTTCTTGACTAAATTTTTTATACACATCTTCATTTGGTTTAAATCCCGAATATATTATTAAAAATTTAGTAATTTCCGTTTTATCAATATTTTTAACTTTACCGATAGTATTTTTCCAATGATCTCTCAACATACTTATTAAGGCGTCTAAACTATTAAAACTTGACATAGGAGTCTCGCTGTATGAACAGAAATAATTAGAATTGAAATAATTATTTCCTAATTGAGCCCAATTCTCGTTCAATCCTATAGACGCAAAATTGTAATCATACGCTTTAAAAATATTATTAGTATCATAACTATTAATATATATTGACGCGAATATTGTTACTTTTAATTTTAAAGGATAATTTCCAACATTTAAAATTTCATTAATTTTTTCAATTATCTCTTTACTATTATATTTTCTAATTGTTGGGTTTATTTTTGTAAAGTTACTATATTTGTTGATTGGTTGGCAACTTTGATTAATAGATAAAGTGCTAGAGTTTTTACTAGTTTCTTGTTTAATTATCTTATCTTTTTCTGCAGTATCCGTATTGGATTGAGTATTTTCCTTATCTTTTTGAGTTTTAAAAGTGTCTTGAATTGATTGTAATAAATTCGCCTTTAAAACTTGTAAAGGATCCACAGGAGGTACTTCTGAAGCGTTTTGTCTTACGCCTGTAAAACTTGTTGTAAATGTTCCGGGACTTATTTTATGAGTAACCTCAAGTATCATATATGAACCACTAAACATTGGTACATACCTTAAATTAAAATACATTGTTGGTTGTATCATAGCATTGCCCATCATACTCACACTACAACTATAACTCCTATTTTTATATAAATTGTATAATGATGTACTTTGCGTTGACCCCGCTCTATTTCCTCTAAGATTTGCCATCTCATTTAAAATTTGTAAACTTTCTGTAGTGGCCTTACCCGCGGTTTGTCTCACGTTAAATCCGTTAAAAATTTGTTGATTTTGAGGTCCAATGTCAACATTAAACCCAACCACTCTATTAGATAATGCGTGGTCTTGTTTATTTGTTGAGGTTTCTACCAAAGCATTATTAGTTTTACTAATGTCTAATCCATCGTTTCTATATCTGTAGTCAACATTATTTTTCAGATTTAAATGTTCACTAGGTTTATTAGAATAAAAACAAACCATTTTAGAAGATGAATCTCTGTAATCAACATTTAAAAACGTTCCAAATAAATTATTCGCAAATTCTGTAGTCCCTTCAAATTTAGGTATTGCGTTTTTTGTAACATCTTGTACATTATAAAAATTAATATATGAAGGAAGATTCATAATAACAAAATTATTCTCAACTAAAATCGATTGAATAAAAGATAACATAGTTGAATCAGCATTTATATTTGTCAATCTATTTTTTAATTTATATATGTCTACTAATATCTTATCTCCAATGTTTCTTGACGCTCTATCAACTAACAAAACATCTTCAAATAAAGTTTTGTTTTTAAAATCTGAACCTGAAATCCATTTATCATTTAAAGATTTTAAAGTGTCATAAATTTCATATTTTGTTTGGTTACCGTCAAGTTTTGAAAAAGTTCCAACATTAGTTGATACCGAAACATTAGGTAATTTATTCCTTACATTAGTAAAAACATTATTAAGTACCCTACCCAAAAATCTGTCATTTTTTAAAATGTACTCATTCATCGATTCTGTAAATTTTGACGGATTCAAATTAGGGTCTGATAATTTTTGTGTTGCGTATATTTTTATAATAGGATATAAATTTTTAATATTATTCACCGTAAACGCAATATTATTATCAATAAAAAAATCGGTAATATATGAACCTGAATCTTTATAAGTCAATTCAACAATTTCACTAAAACCAACGTATAAGAATAATGCTTTCCATTCTTCTTGGTAATTTGCGAATGATTGTGAAAAAGTTACCGAGTTTGAAGTGGCCGGTAACGCGTTAGGTGTTAATATTGTATAATTATCCCAAACATATGGGTCAGAAATTTCAAACGTTGAGAAGGTATAAAACAACCTCTTACTATAGTTTGATGGATTTCCAAATTTAAATACGATATCAAAATTTAAAAAATTCTTAATTCTCTCAACGATATTGGCGGTTTGAGTTATCTGAACATTACTTACGTAATCCGTTCCTGTTTGTCCATTAACTTTAGATATCTTCATCATATCAATCATAAACGATTGAAAATTTAACATTTTCTTTTTAGATTCATCTAACGTTATGGTGTTAGAAATATTATTAACAACATCGTTAGTATTAGTATTAATGCCGTCCCCGGTATCGTATATTGACTTAGAAAAATTAAGAAACTCGTTTTCAAATGAATCTAATATGTCTTTATTAAAGGTACTAAATAAATCACTTATCGATGTATAATCGGATCCCCCTATTCTAGATTTAATATCAAAATTAGATTGGATATTACTATCAGGGTTTATAGTTTTTAAATACTCTGAGTAATATGGGGTCTCAAGTTTATTTGTGTTAAAATAACCATAATTTGGTGCTGCCCAAAAATTTCTAACTGACCCATTATACATCGACTCATTATTAATTACCTCGGTTTTTAAAGAATTTGGTGTTTTCGTAATATCAAAACACTCGTTTTTTGTCTGATTAATTAATGAACCCGCCGATGGAAATACAAATGAAAATTTGTCATCTAACGTATCAACCGTTACAGACCAAGGTATTATCCTTAGACTTCTTGTTTGTGAGGTGGGGTCAAATCCAGGACCCGTTGTTCCTGATCTTGGTAAATCAATAATGGCGTTATCGACATAATTTAAATTTACCCCTAGGGTAAACCCTGATTGAATGTCTAAACTAGTAAATCCTGAATATATGTTGAACCCTTGATAAAATACGTTAAAATCATTAATCAATTTAGGGTAAAACCCTACATTAATTAATGTGAATTCCTCCCCTCCTACGAATGTATTATCTTGAAGTACAATATCTATTTGTGAACCATTAATAGATAAACTATAAATTTTTTCAGGGTTACTTGTCTCAGGATCATAGTTATCAACGTAACTAAACCCAGACCAAGACTTCTCTAATATGTCAACACCAGTATCATTATACTTTTTATATCTATGCCAAACGGAACCTATTTTTAATATCCAAGCATATGGTACTTTGTGTATTGCTCCAAATTTTTTAAATGAAGACATAATATAATCAAGTTCCTCAATATTAGGTTTAAGGTCTCCATTTGGGGTGTATGATTTATATCTCTCTCTTAGAGTTGCAACGGGTAAGCTATTTATAAAATAGTAAGCAGAAGAAACAAATGGATATTTTTCATAATTTCTAAAGTTAGAAACTCCTTCTTGAATTGAGTTAATAAAATAAGGGGTGTTTAAAACTGAAGTAGTTTGTTTGTATAATAAATTATCCGTGTAATCAGAATAAATAACATTTCCTTCTGTTGGTAATTGATCCTCATTGTTTCTATTTTTGTAAAAATCTTTCAATAACGGGTAGTCCATATCAATCAAACTAGGTGATATTACTTTACCAACCCAATTAAAATTAGTTATAGGTCTAATCTTTTCAGTATTAGTATTGTCTTTAAAATTAGTAATTGTTTTTCTGTCTTGGTCATAATTTAACACTTTAGTAGTGTTAAAAGCTTGTTTAGCAGTTCCAATATTTTTAGAATCTGCCATTTTAAATTTAATCCATTCTAAATCGGTTAATGGATATGTATCAGAAAAATCATACTCGTTAGATGTTGTTGATTCGTTAAAATACTTAGACAATTCATCTTGTTTTGATACCGATACTGATGGTGAACATATACTACTTGATAGTAAATCGGGATTAATGAAACTAAATTGCGAATTATTAATTAAATTTTTTAAATATGATGTATTAAAAACCCCTCTTAAAAAGTTTTGCCAACTTTCCCCAATACCATCATTAGAAAAATGTCTTAATATTTCTAAATAATTTATAGACGTAAATGTATATTCTTTTAACTTACTTAGAAGAAATGGACTATCATTCAATAAACTATTATTTATATTTGAATATTCAAACTCTGATAGTATAGTCGCAAATAAATCCGTTTCTATTACACTATTTGAAGATCTTGATAACTTAGTATAATCAGAATATAAAGATATTCTTTCGTATATTTCAAAAAAATACTTTATTTCTTCTTTATTTGAAAAAACTTCATTATTTATTGGGAATTCTATGGGATTTAACGACGCCTTTGTAATATCTAAAGTTTCGTTTTTAATTGGTTCAGGATTTTTCTTAACTTCATCCCTTTTAGTTAAAGCGGTAATAAATTCCTCAACAAATTCTACTTCAGGCCAATAGGTGAAGACGTTAGTCTTATAATTACTTTGTAATACAAATTTACCGGGATATTCTAATGAATATTTTTCATCTCCATTTTCATCTCTATTTGAGACAATTACTTGTGGCCAAGGATAAATAGGTGTATCTTTGTCGTACCCAGGTGTTGGGTTGTCCGTATTCACATCTGACGCGGAAGTATTAAAAACCAATTTTTTTCTTTCCCTTGTTGCGTCCAAATCAGAATTTAAATTCCAAGCATTTGTGTGCGTATCATCTAATAGTCTTAAAAAAGCTTCTCCATTGGCAAAAATAACCGATAAAACATTTCTTATAGTCGGATTGAATCCGATACCATTATTTTTACTTTGTAAAATATCAGATAAAGCGTCAGTTAACTTTGTTTCAATTTCTTTTCTGATTTCGGATAATTTTCTTCCTAGTTCGGAAGTGTACTCCATAAATGTGGTATTTGGTTTTAAAATAAAAGATTTTGAATCTTTAATATTTCCATTTGGTTCAATTCCTGTAGTACCACTCTCAAACCTAAACCATTGAATTTTATACTTTTTACCGTTTTTAGTCTCGATACCTCCTAAAGAATTTTTTAATTTAAAATTAGATTCAGCTTCTGCGATTTCAGCACTTGTCGGTTTTTGTTTACCTTTTTTTCTTTTTAATATTGTTTGTTCAAAATCAATGTCATTTTCAGTAACACTATCAAATATAAATTGTTGTAGTGTTACGTTACAATTTATACTTGACGGAAAAGGTCCTTTACCTCCAACGGAGTATTGTCCATTTTTACCACAAACAGGATTATTATTTAATTTTTTATTATATTTGTCTATATATTCGTTTTCTAATTTACTTAACGCAGTTTTGTTTTTTGAAACGTCTTCATCTTTAAAAGTATATATTTCCCCACCATTATTCTTTAAAACGTAGAAATTTTCGGAATCCATAAAATCGCTAAACCAAGAACCATTAACCGCCAAAAAAACATCTTTTCTATATTCATTTAATGTGTCCGAATAACTATCTAAGTTATTTAATGGTGCCAAATTTTCCTTAGTAAAAGTATCTAATATATTATTAACAAAATTATCGATATTATTTCTTAATTCTAATATTGTTAATTCAGGCATATCTTCCGATATTAATCCTTTTGACTTATATTCACTATAAATCTCTTTCATTTTCTGATACCCTCTTTCAACTACAGAATTTTTAGAATTTGTTAGTTGTGTCGAACCTCCTTGTTTCGGGGTTACTGAAATTGTTGAGGGAAACATATGTGGTGTCGCTAATAACGCACCCATAGTTAGATCACTAAGAACACTATATTTGTATGTGTAAAATTTTAAAGTTATATCGAAATTTTGACTTGAATAGTCGAAACTGGAGTTAAAGCTTTGTAACATTAATGGTAACCTTATCGCTTTACCATAATACCCTTTAATAGTAAGATAAAACATAGGATATGGTAAATTAAAAAACGCCGCATAAGGTGAATTATCACCCAATTCAAATAACGCCCTACCTTTAATGTCCGTTAATCTAACCGTTATAACCGGCATAAACGAAGTGTTTTGGGTGATGTCAATCCCTACAATACCTAAAAGACCAGTATCTAAAGATCCCGGTTTACCCCCTGTTAAGATTGTTTGTCTTAGAAAATCGGCACCAGGAACCGTCTCATATCCAGGTTGATTTACTCCTTGACCTTTAATAGTGTTTTTACCCGTAATACTATCAGTCCAATCGTTTTCTAAAAAAGATTTATCTCCAGGTTTTAAAAAATTTATAGTTGCCAATGATATTGTTTGTTGTCTGTCGCTTGGAGCGACTCCAATCGCCAATTTAGTTCTTGGGACTAACTTACACTCCAAATTGGCATACATTACTAAGTTTTCTTGTTTTACAAGTCTTTCCTTAGCGTTACCATTTTCATCTACGATTTTGTTTGGGTCTACAACTATAATGTTGTTATAATCATACTCCACTAATATATTCTCTCCATCACCTACCATAATATAAAAAATGATTGTCTAATTGATTGTTGTAATCTTGTAATGAAGTTATTAAAGGAAATGGAATAGTCAATACTGACCCGTCAGGAATATTCCATTCTCTACCTCCAAATTTTGGGTTGGCCATTAATATCAACCATCCGAATGTTGGTGTGTTATAATATTGTTGAGATATTATATCCAATCTACTTTGTCCCACCTTATAAATGTATTTCTTATCTGTGGTTTTAATCGGTAAATTAATATATGGTACTACGGTTTGGTTTCCGTTTATAAGAAATTCATTATATCTCTGATATGATTGTCTTTTTGCCATTATGAATCTAATTTTGATTTTCCGTCAAATGTTGATGTATTGGTATTAGTATTTGTTGTCGAATATATTTCAGATATGTTAGCCTTCTGAGTTTCTTCTTTACTTATATCGGGTACCGTTGTATATGTGAATTTCCTTACCTTACCTTTTGGATATAATAATGTTTCAATTCCTTCGGTATATTCTTTATATTCTTTTGTTTTTTTGAATTTATTATAGAACTTTTCTTCTTCTTTTATTTCGTTTTTATATTCGTCCGCAATGTCATTAACAATTTCTGTAAAGTTATTGACTAGTTTTGACGTTAATGATGATGAATTAGTTATAGTCTTAATAAAATCATTTTTTTTATTTTTATCTGTCAGAATTCTAGAGAAAACCATAAAGAATCTTCTATTTTGTTCACTATCATTAAAATCTTTAGGGTCAGAAATAATAAAAAAGTCGCCAGGATTTGGGCCGTAGGTATTAGTAACAATATCTTCTTGATATAAGAACGAATCAAAATCCCTTAAATAAAAATTAAAATTACCATAGTCATATTTAAGTTCTTCCAATGTATTTGTTGGTACGATAGGTTGCGGAGTATTTTGTTTATTACTAACTTGGTCTGTTGGTGTTATATTATATACCCTAATAATACCTCCATCAAGTATTTTACCATCAGTATTTGTTGTTATTAAATTAATTTTTTGAATCGACTTTATAAGTTCTAACTCAACAAAAACTATTTCTTGTAAAATTGAATATATTCCACTATCAAACCCTAATTGTTTCGATAAATAACTAACTAAGTTACTTTTAACTATTCTCTTTTGATCATCAGTAAATAATCCTTTACCAAATAACTCACTAGTTATTGGGTCTAGTTCATTATTTATATCTATCTCTATTTGTTTTAGTAGTGATATTATATTTTCACTTAATTTTTCTCTATTAACATTTCCGAAAATATTAGTTTTATCCGTATCAATAATAGTAGATGTTACCCCAGACGTAGTTCCTGACGTAAATAATCTTTCTTTAACCGTCAATTGTAAAATTCCGTAATTATAAGATAATAAAATTTTTTCTAACTGATTAACTACCGTTTCCGAATACTTCTTGGTCGTTGTTATTAGGTCATCCATAATTTTTTGATAAGACGTTTCTCCTGTCTGACCGCCAGTAACAGGTATATTTGTTAAAATTTCACCTATTGTCGAACCTCCATCATTTTTTTGAAGATTTTCAACATTTTCAATTGTTGCGGGTTTCTCACTTTCGGCAATAGAATTGAATATCTCTTTATTTAGTTTTGTAACGTCCTCCGTCGCTACCGCTCTCTCATCATAAATTTCGGTGTTAGCATAAAAATTAAATGATAACGCGTTTTGTAATTGCTCTACAGGTTTTGCTAATCCGTGCCCTCCTATCATATTGAACCCCATACTAACACTAACAATCATTGGTTGTACACCAATACCTTCAGGGTTAAGGTCTAACGTTAGAGGGTCATATGTGAACGCCATACTTGTTGGAACAATTTTAGTGTGGTAAAAATCTCCGATTCTCAACACTAAAATTGGTGGGGTACCAAATGAAGTGTTTTGGGCGTTGTTATATACAGGTTTACCATCTTGTATAACAGGTATTGTTTCGCCAGGTCTTACGCATTGATTTAAAAAGGTAAGTCTAGCGTTTAATCCTTCAGGTGTCATTGAATGAAATGCCGGATTAAAGTATTTTATTTTTTGTTTTATTGAGTCATATATTGTTGGGTCAGATTCTTTAACGACCTCAAAATAATCACACTCAGTTAATAAATTTCTAAGTATTTTTTTACTAATACCTTCTTTTATTTTCTCAACTACCGTTTTTGTTGATTTTGGTTTTGATGGTTGTATTGTTACGGTGTCAATATTAGCAACAGGATTCTCAACATTTTTTTTCTCCACCTTATCTTGTTTAGGAATAACACTAAGGTTAATCCTAACCTTTCTACAGGCCATAGCGTTAACCGCATATACCTGAGATTCTGGAGTAACTTTATTTGGTTTTGATTGGGTGCTACCTGTTATGTCTTGTCTACAATCAACTTCATCGAAAACTAAAGTACCTGCCTTTGGGGTTACAAATGTTTCCTCTCCAACAGATGAATCTACAACGTTTATCACTTTATCTTTAAAAAGTTGGTCTAACTTAATACCTCCAACATCTTTTTGTTGTAGGAATGTTTTAACGCTTTGGACTCTTCTTTCTGATAATTTTTTATTGTAGTCTACAGAAGCAGTTGCGGAAGCCGATCCACTAAAAGTTATTGTTATTTTTTCTGCAACATTATCAGTAATAAGTTTATTTGTTGCGGTTATAAAGTTACCTAATCTACTATAATTCCATTCGATAACTTGATTAAAAAAATTACCAACTTCTTTTTGTTTTTTACAAAAATCAGGGTTTTTGGAACAATAGGACGATGGTATTGCTTCATTAAAAGCACTCACACTATTAGATGTGTATTTATCTTTATTTCCACTATTAACGTACTTATTATAAGTATCTTCATAATTTTCATCTCCACTTTTAGGGATGTCATTATCAAAATAAAACGTTAAATCACCAAATTCTTTAATATATTCGTCAATTGTTTTTTGGTTGTCGGTTAATTTAATTTCTTGTGTTACAACATCTATATTAGCTACTTGAATTTCTTTAGTAATTCCCTTTTTTTCCTCATCTGTTAATCTAGGATTTTGTAAAAGTTCTTGGTAAGTAACCAATTCGCTACGTTTTAATGTATTAAATTTTAAACCTAATTTATAAATGTCATATTTAACACATCCGGCAAAAAAAGAATCCATTATTGAATTAGCCCTTTCCTTATTAACCCCTTTTAATTGTTTTTCAACAATTAAATTAGTTACAGACGGATTATCAACAATGATTTTGAAATTTAATGTTCCAGATCTAGTGGTACTCTTATACGTATATATTGGTTCAGGTCTACCCATAAATTCTACCGGAGTAAAACTTGGCGTACTAGTGTCGTTAAATTTAATATCATAGGGTGGAAACCACATAATTCTACCTCCATTAGGTCCTTTTTCACACGCAGGTAAATCATCATAAGTAAAACCAGGTTTACTAGATGTTCTCCAAGCTAAATTCTCAATAGAGAACATATACTTTTTAACTTTACCGTCAACAATATTGGTAGAATCACTACCTTTTATTGGTGCTATATTTAAATTATATGTCTTGTCTAAAATTGAATTGGTAAATCTTCTACCTTCGGTAGTTATACCATCTGTTTTTTGTAAATCACCATAAGTATAATATGGTGTGTCTTTAGTAAAAACTCTACAATATTCAACTCCTTTTTCTGAACCATCGGTAAAATCTTTATAAGAAACTACTCTAGAACCCTTTGTTAATTCTTTATACCCATCATTAAAAACTTTAGAGACTTGATTTATAGCGGTGCCTACGTGTTTTAATTTAGCAATACCCGAAACATTATCTGCCGAGTCTATTAATCTTTGTGTGTTATCTAAAATAGAACCTCTTTTAAAAGTTATATTTGTAGATTGGTCTTTATTATATGATGAACTTATTTGATTAAATTCTTTATCTAACGAACCATTTCCTCCGCCTATTACCGCTTTAAATCCCGCATTACCTTTGTATTTTGGTGATGTCCAAACAAATTGTCCTCCAATACCCCCACCATCTATAGTAGGTTTACCGTCCAATCCAAAATTTAATAAATTTCTATTACCTTCATATAAAATAGCCATTTCTGAAGGTCCGTAAACAGGTGTTTGTTCTTGTTGTCCGTAAGGGTTTACAGGAACTTGATTTGTCGGTGAATTTAATGTTGAGGGTTCTGAATTTCTACTTCCAACATAATAACTACTATTTATTGTGTCATTAGCGGAGTCTATTAAACTAGCTCTAAACTCAACACTATTTGGGTTATTTAGTAAAGATGTAACATCATCTTTATATAATGGTTTATATCTATTATATTCAATTGTTGAAAACAATATTGATTTTTGACCATTACCAGTATTCTCTAAAAATATTTCAGAGGGTTTAATTGTTTTTACGGGTATTGGACCAAAAGTACCACTCCTACCAAAAATATTACTAAGTACTTGATTCGCTTGGTCAATCGCTCCTGAAACTTGTAATGTTAACGGAACATTTAAATTAATTTCTTGAAAATAGTCCCCAGGTATTGGTGATGTTGGAGAATATACCCCTTCGATTCTAGATAATAATTTTTCATTATCTCTCTCCCTTTGCTCTGATGGTGAAGTTATTTTAAAATCATTATAATTAAATGATGTTGGTTTACCATTTATTAATAAATTAACACCCTTAATACCTTTAAATGTTTCGACCGAAATTCTATTCTCAAACGAACTTTTTAAAGTTTTTGCCCCCAATCTAGCAATAAACGAATCCTCGGATAAAGGTCCGTCACTACCTGTTGGGTTTTGTTTTGTTAATATATCATATGGTGAATAAGAAGAGGGGTTAAATATTGGAGGATCCCAATACGGTAAAGAAATTTTTTCATTATTCTGTAAGTCATCAATAACAACTAAACTATTATAACCACCCTCAGGACCATATTTGTTGGTTATAAAGGCTGCATCAATATAAAATTCGTTAATTATGTCTAACTGGGTATCATTAGGGTCGTATTCTCCTTTATTTGAATCTTTAGTTAAAGGTGGGTTATTAAAATTGATGTTTAATTTGTATCCACCAGTAGGTCCGTATTCGTTTAAAGGATATAAATCTCTTGAAAAAGTTCCGTTAGTTAACGTTTCTCCCGGTGAATCAATAACATTATAATCGTTTATATTAGCAGTATATGTTGTCGATCCTCTAGGGGTAAATACTCCTGGTATTCTGTAAGGTTTTAAATTTCTACCTAAAAGGTTATTCCTAAATAATTGTGTTGACGCAAAAGATAAACTACTTTCAGACATTTTATTGTTTTAATATAAATAGAATAAAATACAATTTTTATTATACGAATTCAACTACTTTTTAGTTAAACCGTAATTAGATTTATGGTCATCTATAAGTTGTTGTAGTTTTCTCATAAACTCACTATCCTCCAAAATTTTACTAAACTTAGTTTCATCGATACCATCTCCCGTAACATTAACTTCAACTTTAATCTCTCCATTTAAATTAGTGTTCTGAGTCTCAACTTTACCCGACTTATCAGTATTTTCCGCCGGTAATTCTGTATTTAAATTTTTAGGTTTAAAATCAGCAGAACCAGGTATTTCAAATCCTTTAGGTAATATATCTTTATATTTTTCTTTTACTTTATCTACTATTAACCTTAAAGTTTCGGAACCTTTAATTAATTTTCCAAATTCTTTACCTGTATTAGTGAAAGCTTCGGTTAAATTTGTTCTCATAATCTCTTCCAATTTTAACCCTTGTTCTCCGACTTTTTGGAAGGAGTCTTTTAATGTGGTTTTATCACTAAAATAGTCTTTCGCAATATTAATAATTTCCCCTCCAGTAGATTCTAAATTTTTAGTCATTTCACTAGTTTCTTTACCAAAAGGATTGAGGGACCGATATATTTCTGACGCCGATGAGACACCTGTTCTAACTACATCTGTAGATGTTTTCCCTAATTCACTACCAGCGGCCGAATACCCAAAACCATCCCTTAAAGCTCTTAAATGACCTTCAGCAAGTTTATTGGTACTTAATTGTTCTTTCGCAAGGTCTTCAATAGTTTTTGGTTTTTGGTCTTCCATAAATTTATCTAGTAACTCTTTGTTTTTACTAAACTTATCCATAGCTTCATCAATTCCAAGTTTTTCACCATTTAAATTAATTTCATATTTACCATCCTTACCCATTTGAGCCATATTGGCGATAAAATTTTTCTGGTCTTCATCAAATGCGTTAACAGGAAATTTTATCTTATTCATTTTGTCTTGAATTTCAAAACTGGATATCGCCATTTTAGATAGTTGTCCTGCAGGATATCCTAACGCAGATTCAATTTCCATTAATTGTCGTTTGGCGCCAGGCATAATTTCAAAACGACCATCTTTACCCAACTGAACAAATTGTTTTGACATTTGGGATATTTGATTTTGTAGTTCCGTTGGGTCGTTTTGAGCCAAATCCATTAGTCTTAATGGGTCTAATAGATCAGATTGTGCAACACCTAGTCTTTGCATTGACGCCGCCATCTCAATAGCTTGTTCAGGGTCGAATAATTTTTTCGCTAAATTTAAAGTGTCTGACATTTGAACCCTTAAACTAACCGCCTGTGCAGCCATTTTAGCGAGTCCATCGACTCCGTTCGCAAAATTAAATTGGTTCATCGTACTTAAATTCGCCAACGCTTGTTCAGAAACTTTTTGACTACTAACTCCAAGTGCTCTTGAACTCTCAACCACTTTATTCATTTGATCGGATATATGGGATGTTGAATACCCGATAGTTTTAAAAGAGTTCGTTAGTGTTCCAACTTGTTGTCCTGTAACTAAATACGTTTCATATAGAGATTTTACCTCTTCCTTATTTTGTAATACGTTTTTACCTAAAGCTTCTGAAGTATCTTTTTGTATATCCACAATATCTTGTATGTTTCCACCCAATAACGCTATATCGGTAAAAGAATTTGTTAAACTTTTTGATATTCCTTCTATGTTTGCTCTACCAACGCCGAACTTTGTTGCAATACTTGACGCTTTTTCATCTATTTCCAACATTTTTTTTACAATACCATCAACATCTTTAAAGCTTTGTTCAAAGTTTTTTTGAAATTTACCTAAAGCGGCGTCAAAAACTTTACCTATTTGGTCTAAGATATTTTTTTCTCCGTCAGCCATATTCTTTTTACTTTATAAATATTCAAATAAGAATTTTTAAGTCTCAACTTCTATCAGTTTGTTTATCACATATTTTCTAAAATACGTTGGCATGGACATAAACTCGGAATACTGAACTCCGAGTTTTTTAGATAAGAAAATAAATTCATTAATTATATATTCCCTATAACTAGAAGAAAGGCCGAAAAAATTCAACCCCAAAGTTGATTTCAGTTTCAACTATTTCTCCTGAAGGGGCGATTACACTTTTTTTTAGGTCTAATGAGGGTAAATTATCTGACATAAACTTTCTAATATATTTTGAATCTAATATAGGCATTGTATCAACATATTTTGATATCATCTCTCTATCAGAACTACCATTAATTTCTAAAATAAGTTTATTTAATCTCCAAGTAATTTTGGGCGCAACTCTATTTGGTGGATATGATGAAACCATTTTATCAATTTCCATTAATTCACCATAGTTTAAAGGTTTTAATTTAATAACATCACCGCTTTTAGGTAATGTTGTTGTGAAAGTCCCATCGGAGTCGGGCGAATATTGAGTCTGTTTAATATTTAATTCGTCTAATACAATAGTTGTTTCAAAACTTTTACCATTTGAGGGGTCAGATAAAGAAAAAGTATATTCAGGACCAAAAGATGTGTTTCTTAAATATATTAATATCGCTTCAATATCCGGTTCAAGTAACTCTTCAGGTCTAATATCGTGTTCATAAAGTTTACTTCTTAATAAATTTATCATAACACCATCTTTGTTATTTTGTAAACCACTCAATAAAATATTTTCATCATTTGCTGTTAAATAACCAACCTTAACACTTTTCTTTTTGTTTTTATAGAAAATACCTCCAGTTGGGAGTGGTACAATGTCGTGAGGTAAATTAAAATCTTGAGTTGCGGCTTGTATAAATTGTGAATCCATAATTTTTTTTATTATAAAAATACATATATTTTTAGATTTTTAAATACTCCCACCTAACATTACCACAATCAAATATTCTATATATTTTTCTATCGAACATAATTTGTTTTTCTGTTTTTGTTTTATCAAAACCCTCTTTAACTAATACAGATTTTCTAAAATTAAATCTATGATATCGAATATCATCAATAACGTACCAATAATTTGGTTTTGATTTCCATATTTTACTAAACCCTAAATTACCATACATTTTTCCATCAAATAATCTTATATCAGAGTATGATATAATTTTTTCAGGGTTGTATGTTTTTTTAAAAAAACTAAATAATTTTGACGCCGCCCCAACAACATTAAAATTAATTTTATTACAAAATCTAGTTAATTCCCACTCATCTTTTTTACCTCCAAGTATAACCCTTCCTTTTGAAAAGGTCATTAATGATACTAACTCCTCATTAAAAAAAAGACCGATTTTGACTTTTGAATTTACGTTACCCTGTATATGGTTATCGTCCAAAAAAATTCGGGATTCATTATCTTCAACTTGTTTTATTTTACATTGTCTTGCAAATATTTTATTGTCTATTAAACCCAATTTATTTAACAATATGGATTTAACTATTTCTTTTTTATATAACCACTCATCCTCAAATATCTGAATTAAATCAATTCCATTTTCATTACATATATTGTTTTTATTTAAATGATATTTATCCGATTTAAATAATTCATTATGCCAATACACTCCATTTATCTCAATACCTAAGTTATTTTTAGGTATTAATATATCAATTTCTAATTTTTTGGGTAACCCTCTATACGATTGAATAACCTCAACGTTTTTACTTAATAAAAATTCCGATAATTCGTTTTCATAACCGCTTCTAGAATTTTGACCTATAGGATTACAAATAGTACAAACATCATAATTTCTTTTATATCTCTCATACAAAAGTTGTTTGGTTAATGAACTATCTTCTCCACATTTATCACAATTGATACTAACCAACATTCCGTCAATTGTGTTTATTTTAATCCCTTTATATTTTTCTTTAAAGGAATTTGAAATTTTTTCCTTATAAAAATCACTATAAACTATATTTTCCTTCCCATATTTATTTAAAATTGTTTTCTTTTGTTTTTCTAAATTGTTATAATTTTCGTCCCCATATTTTTCAAACTTAGTTATTTTACTTTTCTCTGTATTATTATAATTCTCACTTCCGTATTTTTCTTTTTTAGTTTTTTTTTGTTTGTTTATAAAATCTTTATGTTGGGGGTAATAATCTACGGAATACTTTAAGTTAAAAGCATTTTTTTGTCTTTTGGACATTTCTTCCTTGTTTTTGTTTATACAGAGTAGGGAACAAAATTCTCCGTATGGATTGTCAAACCTTTCTCTAAACTTTACATCAGAATTACAAGTAACACATTTTGGTCTTTCTGTTAAGTTATTATAATAGAACCAAATTCTTTCTTTAAAAGAAAGTTGTAATGTAAATTTAGATGAATAATTTAATATTTTTTCGTATAATTCTGGATGGTTTTTAGATAACCAAGATTCTTTGGTTTTGTACCCAGATTTATTGTCTGTTATAAAAAAAGAAAATTCCATATACTATAAATATATGGAATTTTATTTTGGTTGTAAAGGATATGTATTTATAGTAAAAAACTAGTACACCAATATACAACGATCCATTCTAAGCGAAGCGTCAATTGTTGCGATACCATCTTGACCGTAAGCTAATGAACCAAAGTTAACACTAGTTAAGAACGTTCCTTGTAATATCCATTTTTCTACCACAACCCCTGTAGGGTCTAACATTTCCAAATCAATATCTTTCTTATACCCCGCCGCATAACCCATACGACCTGTAACTGATTCTGCACATAAACGAACCCATTCCATAAGAGCTTGAGCCGCTGAAGGACCTATTGGGTCTCTAAATTTAACGGAGATAGGATCCCAATTAAAACGTCCTGCAACATATGTTGAAGTGTTTAAAAATTGGATTTCAGTTGCATTTGTTTTCCAACTAGGTCTTGCCGCTGATTCCACAAACCATTCGTTGATTCCTAATGTAGAAGGAAATCTTACTATAAATCGGTTTTGCCTTTTTGGTTCATAAGGAACCGGCATTTTCATTAACAAATCTGCCATTGTTTTGTTTTTTTGGTTTTAATTTTTTTTATTCTTATTATATAAATATATCAAGTTATTTTTTTTCTATTTACTTTTGTTTTTTTATTTATAAATTCTACTAGAAACTAGTTTATATTATATAATTTATTTTTAATTCTTTTAATTAAATAATCTTCATTAATATTTTCATCTTCTTTTATTCTATTAATTACCAGTTTTCTCATTCCTCCCTCAGAAGTGTCTTTAACAATGAATTTAATTTCAGGATACATAACTGATAATTCGTCTTCTATGTGTTGAATCATACTTTTAACATTTCTAACGTCATCGTCAGAGAACCCTAAAGAAACAGAACCATATTTTCCACTTCTAATTAAATGTCCAACTTTATCATAAACTTTTTCTATAAAATCAGATAATGCGATTTTTTTGGAATGTTCAGGACTTGACGCACCTCCAGCAGAGTCTAATTTAAATCTTTTACCAAACTCAGGTGATGAAACAGGGTAGTATTCCCCCTTCTCATCTAAATAAATGTCTATTAATTGTTTGTCATCATTTTTACCTAATTTATAATACCCACCCAAATCCTCAAATTCAAAAACATTTTTAATGTTATTAATCATCGTGTCTTTTTCTTCGGGAGATAATACAGAATCGATAAAAAGTTTGACACCCTTTTTAATCACATTTGGACTATGACCTCTCGCGGTGATTATGGAGAATGGACTCGCTTTGATTAACGCCTTCTTAAAACCAATAAAACTAGGTGACAATCTATTTTTCTTAATTGCCTCCATAGTGTCAGTTAAAAAAGTTTCGTGGTGAGTAAAATCTCTAAATGCGTTATTATCCAAATTTATAATAGTTTCTCCTTCATACTCAAAAGGTTCTTTACCTATCATACTTCTATAATGAGCAAAATCATCGGTCGACATTCCAACAACACCACCATTATCGGTTTTAAGATAAATTTTAGTCGGCATTCTTAAAATATTATCGTCCCAATCTAAAGCAAATAACTTTAATTTTCTGCGATTAACGTCTTCTAATAAAACTTTTTTAATTAAATTTCTAATACTCATAACAATAAATATCTTATAATAAAAAAAAGGGGAGTTTTAATCCCCTTTTTTATTTTTTGTTTTTAGATTATATGTTCTCGAAAGATGCTCCCGTTGGAGTGATATAGAATGTGATATCTATAAACTCTAAAGAACGAGTCGGTTTAATATAAATCTTACCTGTCATTTGATTTCTATCCAAATCAGCAGTATCCGAAGAAACCGTTACACGGAAATCATATAAACCTCTATCTCTTCTGATAGCGTCTAAGATTGGGTTAACCGCGTCTAAGAAATCTTGTCTTACTTTGTCATCGTTTTGTTCAAACAACAATCTTACAGAAACCGCTGAAATCAATTTACGAGCCTGTAACAACAATCTTCTTACGTTAATTCTGTCAAGAGCTGATTGTCTAATCTGTAGAGTTTTATTACCCCAAATTACCGTTCCAACATCCGAGAATGTTGCGATTGGGTTAATTCTTCCTTGATATAAAACATCTCTATCTTCTTGTGTTAATTTCTTTCTAGCCTTAACACCATTTACAATACCTCTTGTGTAACCTGCCGCCGCAAACCAAGGGAAAGCGATATTATCAGTTAACGCCAAGTTTCTTGTAACTTCAGCAGTTGCCGGAATGTAGATTTGAGTATTATTAACCGAATCTCTTGTCAATATCCAAGGATAGTAAGTACAAGTATAATTTGAATCGATATTACTTTCTTCAAGTCTATCCACCGCTTCTTGTGGGTAAACTAAATCAATTTGGTCTCCTGTTTGAGGTACAAACATATTGTAGTCAGGTGTGGTTGTAATATACAATGAATCCGCTCTGTCGTTTTCAATCATATCAACCGCAGCTTCAACTAAGTTAGAATTGTTAACATAATCAATACCCGGAGTAACAAATAAATTCACGTTAACCGCCTCAGGATTTGCAAATGTTCTAATACCTAATAAATAAGCGTAATAATCGGTATTCGCCCAATCAGTTGTGTTATCGCCAACAGATATTTGTTTGAACGCCCCCCAACCAGTTGCGTTAGGGTATTTTATACTAGGACAAGCCCCGTTTCTATAGAATGTTTGACCTAATCTGAATCTATCACCATTAGTTCTATACTCTCTATAAATGTCCCATCCGTCAAAACCTCCTTGACACAACAATGAGAATTTACGAGCGTATATTCTATAATAAGGGTTACTTTCGTTTTGTGGGTCAGAAGTGAATTCTGCGGAACCGACAAAGAATTCAGGTGTTCCACTTGTAGTATAAGAATTTGGAATAGTGATTGAACTTGCGTTTACATCCATATGGAAACCTTTTGTTCTGTAAGACCATTCATCTCCTGTAACATCAGTACAAACACTTAAAGGTAATTGTTTACCTTTATACGCGAAGAAATCAAAGTCAAAACCAATTGTGTCCGATAAACCTAAGTAAGTTCTTCTAACATTATCACCACCTGATCTAACCGCGTCATCCGCACCTGAAGATAAACCAAATGGAGGATTATAAATAACTTCACCTGGGAAATCGTATTTTGTTTTATAAATAGGGAATGGAGGTTTAATACCCGCATATTCTCTAATATTATAACCCTCGAAACCACAAGGTAATGAATCAACAGGAGCGTCAAGATTAACTTCTAACATTACATATTTAGAATTTAATTGAAACTCTCCGTCAGAAGTTCCTATTTTTTTAGCGATATAAGAATTGTCACTAGGGTCCATATTACAATTTGTAAATTTCTCTAAAACAACTGGATTTGCATCAGTATCAAAATAATCTCTAACTAAAACATCGAATGTTTGATTGTTAAATGACATATTTGCGATTGATATTTTAACCTCGTAGTTAGAATTATTACCATCAGAAATTGTAGTGAATTTAAATAATCTGAATACTTTACTACCTCTTAACTCAGAAACAACCCAAGGAGATGTCGATGACTGGTATTTTTCCAAATACCACGCAATTGACGTTGGATCATCTTTTCTTGCTTCAGGTAAGTATGTTAAATCACAACTTAAACCTCTAATAAAACCTTTTCTCCAACCATAATTTAATAAGTTTTGAAATACCTCCTCAACAAATAAAGGATTTGTTTGTTTAGGTTTTTCAAAATTGCTTTTACCTAATACTTTTGTTAGATAATTACTATCGGAATTAGTTAATGAAGTCTCAAAAAATAAATTTTCACCATCCTTATTAGTTATATTTAATCCGAATCTTGAATAAGGGTTTTTTAATACACTTGAATATCCGTTTGCACAATTTATAGATACTTTAGTTTCTCCTGTAACTTCATATACCGCACCATCGTCTTCAGAATAAGTTGCAATACCTCTTGAACGTAAAGTTGCCACAACTAAATCATCATAATCCGTATATGCTTTACCTTCATAAATAAATATTTCACCTATAATATTACCTTCATAACAAAATACAGGTTTAACCGTAGTTGTAGTTGTAGTTGTAGGTGTTGAAGGGTTACAAGGATCTGTTGTTGTCGTAGTAGTAACCGGAACTATAGTTGTTGTAGTTGCGGTTGGAATTAAATCTGCCTCAACAATTGAATAGAAAGAAAACCCTGAATAATTACCTCCTCCGTTATTATCGAATAAAGAATAATACCAAGGATCGTTATTAGAATCTGAATAATTTGCAGTATCCGAATTAACATCATCTATCCCATAAACGTTAGTTTGAGCGGTAAAAGAAGATAGAGTATCATAAGTACCTCCAGATATAATACCGTAATAATAAATTGACGTATTTTGAGCGTTTGTTACGTCATCACTATTAATTATATTAAAAATTTGACTTTTAAAATTATCTTCTAAAGATGATGTAGACCCATTAAACAATTCATACCCTTGAGTAAATTTATTTTTAATCTGAGCAGGTATCATAGACTCATCGAAAATTATCGAATCAGTACTATTAGTACAAGCTGTAAAAGGTACAGAATAAGGTATAACCTCATAATCAACACAGGTTGTAACACAACTAAATGTTACTGCACTTGTACATAAAAATTCAACGGTTGTTGGGTCAACGTTGGCCTTTGTTGTAATAGACCAAGAAGGACCTGCGTCATATCCTGATAACCCCAATATTCTGGTTACAAATAATTGATTTGATTGTTGTAAGTAAGCTTTAGCGATGTAACCCGCTTCATACTTAGGGATTTGTGTGTTTACAAATTTTTCAGGGGAAGTTCCGCCAAAATAAGTGGAAAATTCGTCAAAGTTTCTGATGAAAATAGGTTCAAAGGCAGGACCTTTAATCGTTTCACCAACAATACCTAGGGTTGTAACACCCACACTTTGTGCTACAAAACTTAAATCTACCTCTGAAGTGTAAACTCCGGGAGATACAAATACTTTGCTGTTTGATGCCATTAGTTTTTAATTTTTTTTTAGTTAATTTATTGTTTTAATATAAATATCAATAAAAAATACAAAATACTTTACTTTTAAAGTGATATTTATAAATTAGGTAGAATATTTTCTTCCTTTTTTATCCTATGTCAGACAATAAAAAAATAAAGAATTTGAAGATATCTGTGGAGGTTCACGATATTTTAAAAAAATACTGCGAAAAGAAAGGTATTAAAATTTATAGATTTTTAGAAAAAATAATTTTAGAAAAATGTAAAGAAAAGAAAGATATTTACGGAGAGGATTAAATTATATCACTTTTAAGTAATATATTAGATTCTAAATCATAATCTAACTTTACAATATCTATTCTAAGAGAATCTCCATCAGTTATTTGAATCTCAGAAACGTCTGAACCGTAAAACTCATTATTAATAAAAATGTCATAACTATCGATGTTATTTGTTGATAATATAGATAAGTTAGATGTATAGTAAAATTTTTGAGACAATGAAGTTACTCCTGATAAAAATAAAACATCTAATTCAGATGATTTGTTATTTGAATCTAATTTTTGTCTTCTTTTTTTTGTGGATTGATCAAACTCTACTACCTGTAACACCCTGGTTATTGCTGGAGAAACTTCAAACTCATCTTCATCAATTAAAAAACCTAACATTGTAAATTCGTAACTCTGTATATAATATTTTCTTTTTTCAACATCCATAACCGATTCATCTGAAATATTATTCATTATAATCGGAATATAATGACCTTTAATTTGGGCGTAAGCTTGTCTCGATGAGAATTTTTCTAAAACAATTTTATTAAACTGATTTAGTTCTCTCATTCTATTACAAATAATTTTAACGGAATATGTTATATCTACAGGGACAGGTTGTGGTATTTTATAAATGTCCATACCAGATCTTTGACCATCCCAAGTCGGAACTTGAGCGTAAAAATATTGTCTCCTATTTGGTATAGTATATAAAAGTGATGGATTTGTTCCATATTTTACTTCAGGATTTCTAATTACGGTTATTATCGGAGGCTCAACATTTTTATCGATATTTTGAAAATCCCAAGTTTGAGTAAATTGAGCCCAATTTTGGGTTGTTAGTAAAATATCAACGTTAGGTATTACTTTACCACTAACAATTGTTTTTAAATCATTCTTAACAAAATCTAAAAATCCCCCATCCAAATCTGCGTGTAATATTGATTTAGGTAAAAAAGTCCCATCTTTGTTGATTTTATCAACAAGTTCCTGTCTTCTCTCTAATAAAATTTTAGATTGAGTTAAAGGAATATTCTTTTTTATTTTTTTAGGTAAACCCATTTATTATAAACCTCTAAATTCATTATCAACAACTGCGGACGCCATTATTGTTCTATAATAAGGTCTTGTTCCCGCGTAATTGTGTTTATTATCTGAAACAACT